AAGCAGTAGTCTTTGAACAGCTGCCACTTGGCCCGATCGTGTTGCGCCCGGTTGCGTGTACGGCCACCGTTTATTTTGGTTGGCTTGCATGGGATGCAGAAGTACCTGATCAAGCTCCAGCCTACGGTCATCTTCTGTTTGTCTGGCTCAATGCCAACGACCTTGCCAACGTCAGCCAGGTTGCCGGGCAATCCCAGGTACAGGGCATGCACGCTTGTGCATCTCCACTGTTCGGGCTTGATGAACTCTTGGCCAAAGCGTGAACCAATACAAGCCATCTCGAACGCTGCGTTGTATGCGGTCTTGAGAATGGTTGGGTCGGTGAGTGCGTCCATGATGTGTTCGGGCAATGTCTCACCGTTGGCCAAGTCATACACAGCCGCCGGGCCATCACCGTATTTAAAACCGAACAGCATGATCTCAAAGTCGTCGCTCTCAACGTACTTGTGCACGCCGCACTTCTTCAGGTCGACGCTGCTGTATGTTTCTAAGTCAATGCGAAGAGTGATCATTCCGCTGGCCGGGTGTCAACGAAGATGGGGGTGAGGTCGCCCATCCATGAGCCTATCGTGTTGAACTCGAAGAACTCTTCTGCTTCTTCGCGTGTCATCTCGCGTGCCAGTATGTCGATCACGATGGTGCGGTCATATGTGACCACCGGCTCCATACCAAACCTATAGGCTATCCCAATGATGGCCTCATCGAAACTCTTGGGTTCTAAAAAGATCGCGTCTTCGATCTCGTACATGATGCGTTCGCGCATAGCTGTTCTCCTGGTTAACTGTTTGATGAGGGGCCGGTTACTTTGCGCACCTAAAGAATGCAAGGAGCAAGCATGGCATGCAGGGAGCTCCAGCCCCTCATCAAAAAGTCCCCGTCTTTCCGGGGTGTCAGTCGGCTACTCGCTGCACTGCTTACTATGCGCTTCACTTCAGAGTCACGCAGCATCCGCTTTCGCCAATCTTATTTTAAGAAGTCTTCAACCTCATCGCTGAAGTCATCCTCTGCGCGGCTGCGGCCAGACAGTGGTTCACCGTCTGCCAGCTTCTGCACATTGTTCAAACCACAAGCGATGCCCTTGTTGCCATCCACGCTGTACGCGTAGAAGTTAACCGACACCCGGCCATAACAACCGCTATAAACTTCTTCAACATCCATGATCTCGACCTTGTCAATGTCGATCACGCCAGGGCGCTGGTTGCTGTTGCAGTTTATAAAGTAGTGGCCCTTGTACTCTGGACTCTTTTCTACGTCGCGGTCTGTATCACCATCGCGCAAAGGCAGCTTGAAACTGGCCAAGAATTTACCGCCCCAGGTTGATGTGCTCTTCGTGTCAGTCTTAACCGCGTCGACCGCGCCTTTGATCTTATCGATCGTAGCTTTGTCGGACTTCGGAATCAAAATCGCCAAGCTGTATTTGTCCTTGTCATTCTTCTTAAAGATGTTGACGTAAGACAAACGCACCTTGCCGGTGACGATCTTTGTGCTTGCTGTTTGCTGTGTAGCCATTAGAGTGTTTTCCTTATTCACTGGTTAAAATCTTCTACTGCGGATGCAGCAGAAGCGAGTGCTGGTCTTTTGTCAGAGACTGGGACCAGCGTTGGTTTGCCCTCGGGCTTGACGATGAGACCATCAAGCACTTTGGCGAACACCTTCTTACCGACCGCCTTCTCCATGGCAGTGATGCCCAAGAGACTGCGTTCGTAGATTACTTCTTCAGGTATGCCCGACCCTACCAACTTGGCAGCGACTGCATCCTGGTCTGAATACTTCCTGTTCGATCGACCTTCAACCATCTTGTAGCCAGGCACGATCGTGTTGTGCTCTGTTGCCTGCTTGAGTGCATAGGCTTTTAAGTCGTTGAACCAATCGATCACCATGTCAGCTTTGGGCAGCAGCTCAGCAACGCGATCCATCGACAACGACTCAGGCAGTGGTGGCTGTGCGTCATTAAGCGGACCGAACTCCTGCTGTGCAATGGCCACTGCCTGCGCCGCGCGGGCCGGGCATGTGTAACGTGCCTTGCAAAAGCAGCTGGTGCAATGTTCACCTGGAACAAATTCGCCCCGGCCAAACCAGGCTTGTGTTGCGAGTGGCGCAACAACATAATTGGCCCATTGCATCAAGTCCTCAATGTGAATTTCTTCAGTGCCAAAGTTATGAAGCCTTGGCTGCAACACAGTCATGCGCACGCGGAAGAGGTCATACAGATGGCTCAACTCATTGACCGCACCCAGACCATACAAACGCAACTGGCTGTTCTCAAGCGGGTTAACGTAGATGCCCTTGCCGTACTTCAGGTCCATCACCTCAACGATGCCGTCGGCCACGATCACCAGGTCACCGGTGCCAAAGCCGTCAGGCACCCACTTACTGAAGTCCAACCGCTTCTCGACCATGATGACCGGGTCTTTGCAATCTAGTTTGATTTCCTCAATGCGCCGGGTCGCATAGTCGACCGCCTCTTGCACATAGTCGCGCAGCTCTTGGCTGTCGAAGTGCACCAGCTCTTTGGGTAGTGGCTCAATCTTTCGGCCCAGGTAGGTCAGCATCTCCTGCTCAAACACTGCATGGGCAAACGTACCTTCGCGTGCAAACTCGCTGCCCTCATCGGGGAACTGTGCTTCCAGGTTTGCACTGGGTGTGCACGTCATCCACTTCTCACTGCCGGATGCTGATAGTTTTGCGTGTGCTGTCATTCTTGCTCCCTTGCCTTCAACATTGCGTCTGCCATTTTGTAAGCAGTCCGTGCAATGTAATCCCATGCCGGTTGCTCAACGTCAACCATCATGCCTTGCATCGCTTTTGCCGCAAAGTAATCACGCAGCGCCATGCCTTGAAAAGTTTTTGTACCGGGAGAAACTGGGAATGCTGGCGTGTTATTCATTTGCCATACCTCGGTGCACAAGTTACGTCAACAGGGACTGTCGACAAGAAGCCGTTGATACGGCGACGGGCCGTGATCATCACAGGGCGAAGGCCGCTCTCTTCGCATTCCTTCACGCTGTTGATGACCTCGTTGCGTGTGAGCATGGTGATCTCTTTGTCGACGATCAGCTCAGTGTTCTGGTACGTGTTGTGACTGGCGACGTGCGTCGGCATTGGTGCAGGCGTTGAGCATGCAGCCAGCGTGAGCACGGCCAGCACAGCTGCGGCTTTCATACAGGCGCACCAACGATGCTGGTCGGGTCCATAGCGTCGTACCAGGCTATCGCATCGTCAGATACCTTCTTTGCGTTTGCGCTGATGTAGCTTGCAATGATCAACGCAGGTGTTGGCAGTTCGTCAATTGCTTCTGGCCGATCGAGTGCACCTTCAATGGTGAACTGGTTGTCCGGTGCGTCTTTGATGATGATGGTTGCAATGGTCAATTTAAATCTCCAACTCTGATGTGATCTGACGAATGACGAGGTGCAAGCGTTCAAGCCTGCTGACTTGCTCGTTAAGCGACCCAACCAAAGAGCTGTAGCTGCGTTCAGCTCGGGGTTCTTTGGCGTTCATCACCGGGCAAGGCTGGCGCAGGTCGCGCGTGCGCTTATCCAGGTCGTCGACTGCCTCGTCGATCTGGCCGATCAAGTGCATCAAGCGGTTCATGGTTTCGGCCATGGGCGCTTCGCGTACCGGGTTTGAACCTAAGCCCGCGCCGGAACGATAGGATTGCTCTTGTGCATCGGCCTGCACGCGCGGGTCGTTTGCGTAGTTGCGGTCGTACATCACAACTTCTCCGCCTTGGCCATCAAGGCTGCGTAGTCTTCAGACTTGACTTCAGTCAACTTCGTGGCACCAAACTCGGCGATCAGTGCAGACACTTCAGTCTTCTTCCCGCCTTGGCTTATATCGGTCAACTTCGCTCTCACTTCTTCCAGAGTAATCAACGCTGGTTCTGGCTTTGCTTCCTTCGCAGGTGCAGGGGATGCCTTGGCAGAAGAGGCACGGGGTGCGGTCTTTGGCGGTGCTGCTTCCGCTTCCTGGTGTGTTGAAGCCGGGTAGTCTTTCAACAATTTTGTCACGAGTTCTATCTGGGCCTGCGTCTGCGGCACTATTGTGATTGTGATCATTTGTCATCTCTCTTTTACTAGGAATTTGGGAATAGATACGGGTGCTGGGCAAACGAGTTCGCGGCCTGTAGGCAGCCAACCAAATCGTCGCCAAGTTGCTTGCACGTCTGTGTCCATAGTCCATTTGAACTGAGGGTGTGACGTCGGTATCGTTGGGTCTGTGCGCTTAGCTCCTGCCATGCTGGTCTCTCCTTGTTAACTGGTTAGTGGGCGCGATGATAGCAGAACTTTCATGGGGTCTGTCAAGTTTATTTTGAAAGTGATGCTAACATCGCGCCCCATGACAACACGAGACATCATTAAAAAACTTGGAGGCCCCGTTTACGTGGGCTGGCGTCTGGATATCAACTCCCAGGCTGTGAGCCACTGGTCGTCGAAAGACCGCATACCGGTTGCTCGCGTGCCTGAGCTGATGCTTTTATGCAACGAGCTGGGCGTGAAGATTACGCCAAAGCAGATGCGGCCTGACATCAATTGGCACGGCATGAAATGACTCAATACGACCTGGTACTTTCCCTAGATGCCTTGCGTGCAATGATCAGCGGTGAGATGCTTGAGTTGCAAATTGACGAAGACATTGTGATTTCGATATGTTGCGATGGCAGGACCGTTGAAACTTTCAGAGACCATATCAACAAGGCGATGTTGGATTTGTTGCCAACACCACCGCTTGTAAATTAAACCGAGCTGCGCGGATCGCAGTTTTTGAAGGAGCGAGTAATGGCCCATGCCAGAGAAGAATATTTTGTAGAGCTTTTACAAGATTGCGTTGCCGCCGTGGTTCGAATAGAAGTACCCAATGAACACAAAGTCGTTCTGGTCGCCGCGTTGATCCAGTCTGACAGCTTGAACGGTTTGCGCAAGGCGCTGCTGCAAGCTGAAGCGAATCGGAAGACTGCGCCATGACGCGCCCCTCAGTATTACCAGTGCAGCTCGAAGGCATACCTGCTGAGCTGCGTGCGATCAACAGATGGGTGATGTGGCAGCTGGTGCAGCGTAGCAAGCCAAGCGGTGAGAAGGTGTGGGCCAAGATGCCTAAGACCGTTGCCGGCAACGCAGCAAGCAGCACCAACGCCAGCACATGGTCGACGTTCGATGATGTGTGCGATGCGCTCCTCATGGGCGACGGGTTCGACGGTATCGGCCTTGTGCTCGGTGACGACGTGCATGGCATCGACCTTGACGACTGCCGCGACCCAGTGACGGGTGACTTGACCGACCTGGCCAACGAAGTGCTTGGCC